ACAAGAATTAAATTCTATTGATCCACGATTTGAATTTAAAAGAGAAGCTATTGCTGATGTTGGTACTTTCTTACAAAAGAAAAGATATATCCTTCATATTCTGGATGAAGAAGGAACAGCTTGTAGTAAATTTAAATATGTTGGAGTAGAAGTAGCTCGATCTACAACACCAAAAAGAGTTAAAGAGTTTATTAAAAAAACTATTGAGGCGGCTTTCTTAACAAAAGACGTCAAGAAGACTAATGATATTTTTAGAGAAGCTTACAACGATTTTAAATCTTTAGATGTCACAGAAGCAGCATTCCGAAAAGCAGTCAAAGATTATGACAAATATTCCTCTACCGCTTCCTTAAACAAATTCGAAAAGGGAACTCCTTGTCATGTAAAGGCTTCTATTGCTCACAATCTATTATTACAAGAGCATAAAGTAGTCTCGAAATATGAAAGTATTAGATCCGGACAAAAGATCAAATATTTCTATGCTATGAAGAATCCTTACAATTTAGATGCTATTGCATTTATTAATGAATATCCTAAAGAATTTAGTAATATCAAAATCGACTATGATAAGATGTTTGAAAAGATTGTAGTTCCACCTATTGAAAATGTTTATGAGGCGATCGGGTGGAGATTGCCTCAAATGGGTAAAGAAGTTCAAACAGATTTATTTGATTTATTTTCGTAATAACGTATAATTTTGACATGCTAGTATCACACGAAACTCCAATTCCACTTTTAAAAGAATCTTTGGCTTATAATGATTACGATTATGCACTAGTACATCTATTGCCTACACATTCTGAATATAAAAACTTTTATTTTGAATCTGTTCGAAAAGGTCGTCATGTATTGTTAGACAATTCATTATTTGAATTGGGTGAATCTTACGACCCAGAACAATTTGCTTATTGGGTTAAGGAATTAAAACCCACAGAGTATATTATTCCAGACGTCTTTAATGATAAGGATGGAACTATTGAAAGTTATAAAAATTTTATTTCCAAATATGATGATCTTCCAGGTAAAAAAATTGCGGTAGTTCATGGTAAAACCTATGAAGAATTTAAAGAGTGTTATGAATTTTTTGCTACTACATACAAAGTAAATAAAATAGCTTTTAATTTCGTAGATGATTATTTTATTAATTCTTACGAAGATGAAATTTTAGTGAGTAATTTGAAGATTCCAAATTATTGGAACTCTATTCCTAATAATAATTGGAAAAAATATGCTTTAGGTAGAGCCATGTTGGTTGAACGTTTAGTAAAAGATCGTGTTATAAGGCCTTATATAAAACATCATCTCCTAGGTGCTACTGTACCAAGAGAATTTTCTTTGTATTTTGAAAACAATTTAGATCATTATATTACTAGTATTGATACTTCTAATCCCATTGTAGCAGGTTTACTCAATAAACGATATGATGATGAATTCGGATTGAAAGAAAAATGGTCCATTAAATTAGTGGATTTTATTGACGAAGATGCGGATACAGAACAATTAAAAAATATGTTTTATAATATTTTTACATTCAAAAAGTATATTGAAAAAACACAGAAAGGGGTTATTATTTAAATATGAAAATAGCTGTAAGTGGGGCACATTCTACGGGCAAGACAACATTAGTAAATGCTCTTAAAGATTCTGGAAAATTGAATAATTTTATTTTTCGTAGTAATCTCTTGAGGGGTCTTAAAGAGTTGGGTATTCCTATTAATGAATTAGGAAATACTACAACTCAACTTTATGTTATGACAAAGTTTTATGAATTTCTTCATACCCCAGGAAATGCTATCTTAGATCGTTGCGCATTAGATGGTATGGCATATACTATGTATTTTTATGATGAAATGAATCATCAAATGCAACAAGTCTTTGAAGACCTGTTTCAACAAATGGTATACAAATATGATGCTATTTGTTATGTAGTTCCTGAATTACCATTAATTGATGATGGTGTTCGTTCAGTAAATAAAGACTTTTACGACAAAGTGGTTCATAATTTTGAAATTCTTATTGACGAATTTAGAGTACCTGTACATTACATTTCAGGTTCAGTAGAAGAAAGAACCAATCAGGTATTAGAAATAGTAAATAACGTTTCAAAAAAAGAACCAGTGCCGTTTGAACTTTAACATTATAAATTAAATCATGGAAACAAATACAAACCTAATCGTGTTCTTCGACACAGTCGGAAGAACTATTATCGGAGAAAAAAACAATGAACAAACTACAGAAAAAAATCTAGTAGTTAAAAATCCAGCAGTAGTTCATATTTCTCCTAACCCCAACTCAGGCCAATTGACACTACAAATCCTACCATTGTTCTTTAAAGAATTTTTGGCAGATAAAACAGGATCCACTTCTTGGTCATATAAGAGAGATTTTATTACTGAAGCTAATGATGTAGCTTTGGATTTTAAACTTCAAGCTCAATATCAACAACTCTTTAATGGAGCACCTGCTCAACCACAGCAATCTCAGTCACAAGCTTCTCCAGAAGTAGTGAAGCTGTTTGATGACGAATAAGAAAAATAATAAGAATAGTAAAAAGGTCTTTGATTAATTTCAAAGACCTTTTTTTTTGTAGCTTGAAATTGTTAAAAAGTAGTTTATTATATTCAGTGATATGCCAAAAAACGAACTCGACTCACTAAAAGATATATTCAAATCAGTAGATGCTCTTAATCCAGATGCAGAGGTTTTAGAAGCTTCTACTCTCTCTACAGCAGATGACTGGATTGATACTGGTTCTTATGCTCTAAACTCTATTATTAGCGGATCTATGTATAAAGGAATCCCATCAGGAAGAATTACAGGATTTGCTGGTCCTTCTATGGCTGGTAAAACACTCATCATGAATAAGATCATGGCAAATGCGCAAAAGAAAGGATACATTCCAGTCATTTGGGATTCTGAGGTAGCAGTAGATAAGAGAAGTGCAGAAAACGTAGGAATGGATACTTCTCGTGTGAAATACTATCCAGTGGAAACTATTGAAGATTGCAGAAATCAAATTTGTACATTTTTGGATAATGTTATTAAAGCAAGAGAATCTAATCCTGATTTAAAATTTATCGCTACTATTGATTCTTTAGGTAATCTTGCTTCATCTAAAGAAATTAAAGATGCTGCATCAGGAAAAGAAGCAGCTGATGTGGGTCAACGTGCCAAAGCTATCAAATCTATGATGCGTGTTTTGACTTATAAAGCCGCTAAAGCTAAAGTTCCTATTTTGTTTTCCAATCACGTTTATGAGGGAATGGAAATGTTTCCTACACTAGTAAAAAATCAATCTGGAGGCAAAGGACCTGTTTATCTAGCTTCGGTTTTGGTTCAATTGAGTACTCGTAATGAAAAAACATCAGATAATCCAGATGAACAATCCGTTGCAATTGCTCACAATATTTCTGGTGTTACTTTAGGTGCTTTAACAGTCAAAAATCGTTTTGTTCCTAACTATCTTAAAACGGAACTTTATCTTAATTTTAAGACAGGTCTTAACAAATATGCTGGTTTGTTTGACATAGCAGAAGCATTTAAAGTTATTGAAAAACCAGGTCGTACAGTAATGTATAAAGGAGAAAGTTTGGGTTATCGTAAAGATTTAGAAAATAATGCTCAATTCTGGGAAAAAGTTATGCCTGATCTTGAAAAAGCTTTACAAGAAAACCTTTGTTATGGTAAAAGTTCGGTGAGTGATATTGAAGAAGAAGTCGATAATATTGAATAATGCATTCTGAATCCAAATTAGATCTGGATTACTACGAAAACATTATTCTTTTTAATTCTCTTCTTAGTCAAGAATATTTAGCTTCTATTGTTGAACACGTAGATATATCCTATTTCAATGATAAAAACATTAAAGTTGTTTTTAAAAATATTATATCATTCTTTAATGAAAGAGGAACAGTTCCTTCTTTAACAGAAATTAAGTCTCGTCTCACCTTAGAAGAAGAAAAAAAGTCTTTCAATGAAGTAGCAGCTAAATTTAAACAAATTGATAGTAATTTTAATAAAGATGAATTACTTTCTAACACTGAAAGATTCTTAAAAGAAAGATGTCTTTACAATACTATTGTCAAAACCGCAGAAAAATTTTCTAATGGTAAGGTAGATCCAGCAGAAACTTTACAAGATTTTGAAAAAGCTTATGCAATTAATCTTCGAGAAGATTTAGGACATTGGTACTTTGACGAGGTTGATGAACACATTAAAGAATTAACAGCAACGTACAAAGCTATTCCAACAGGTTGGAGATTAATTGATGATAAGTGCGAAGGTGGGTTGTTTCCCAAGACCTTGACTGTATTTGCAGGTCAAGTAAACGTAGGCAAATCTATCGTATTAGGTAACGTAGCCACTAATATGGTTCTAGCAGATAAGAATGTTCTTTTGGTTTCTTTAGAAATGTCTGAATTCATGTATTCCAAAAGAATTTCCTCGCAATTAACCCAAATACCTCAAAGTGATTTAAAGACTTATACAACAGAACTTAAAGAACAATTAAGACATATTCAAAAAAATATTAATAGTAAATTAGTAGTTAAAGAGTATGCACCTAAAAGTATTACTGTAAGACATATAGATGCTTATATTACCAAACTATCTCACAAGGGATTTAAACCTGATATTTTAGTGGTAGACTATATTAATTTGCTTTTACCAACATCAAAAAATCAAAATTCTTATACAGAAGTAAAAGAGATAGCAGAACAATTAAGAGCACTATCATTCAAATATAATATACCGGTTGTTTCTGCCACACAATTGCAACGAGCATCTTTTAATACTTCTTCACCTGGTATGGAAAGTATTGCAGAATCTATAGGATTGGCAAGTACTTGCGATTTGATATGTTCGTTGTGGCAAACAGATGAAGATAGAGAATTGGGTGTTATTAATATGGGATTGCAAAAGAATCGCTTTGGACCTAATTTCGGTCATGGTTCGTTTAAATGCAATTACGAAACATTAACATTAAAAGAAACCAACCCAGATCATTTTGAAGTAGAAGATCCTCAAAGTGCTTTAAATGAAGCTTCTAATGCTTTAGAAAAATTCAGCTAAGTGACAAAAAAATATCTAACGGGTAAATAACTTTACTTTTAGATGTTTAATGAAAAAATATTAGATAATTTTATTAGCAGAAATGATCCTCTGTGTCAAATATGCACCAAAGAGTATATCTTGGGAGTATTTAAATTTGGGTCTTTTTTGTCTATCATTAAAAATAAAAAAATTAATCCATCTACACTTTTTACTTCTATTTTAGAAAGTAAAGATCTTAGAGAAATTTTTATTTACGTAACCCACTCAGAAAACATAAACGAAGCTTTATTAAATCTCTTGCAACTTTATCCTTCTCTATTAAAATCAAAGAATACAAAACGGCTATTTAAAAAATCTTTGATGTGACTCCATTAGAAATAAGAATATACAATACTCATTTAGTAGTTTCTCGTACTATGAGAAACAAACCCTTTAAAGTTAAAAAGTCTTTCGAGGGATTTGAGGAGGACTCCAAATATGTATCGGTAAAAAGACTATCCAACTTTTTTACAAGATATCCTGATGTCGATATGGTCACTTATTTTAAAGCACCATACAAACTCTATAATGACGTAGAGTATTTTGATTTAAATTATTTCTCATCTCCAAGAGCGATAAAATCTTACACCATATACAAACAACTTTTAACACAAACCCTACCAGACACCCAATTTGATTCTGTTAAAGAATCTTTGGTGTTTATTTCTAGGTTTTGTTTAAAAAATAAAATACAACTTCACGATTATCTGTCTTTTAAAGAAAACGGATCAGAAAATTCGTGGGTTTATCACATAAAGAAAAATGAAATCAATCCTTATTCTTTAATGGAATTTGATAACGTTTCTTCATATATAAATGAAATGGCAGAAGATACCAAAGAATTCTTTTTAGGGGACTTTGGTAAAAACTTTTTGGAATATAGACAAAAGTATATTAATTCCGAAAAACTTCGACCATTTTTAATCAAAGCTTTTATCAAATTAAAACTTTTTATTGATAAAAGCTTGAACTCTTAACAAACCACTATATAATCTAAAATCTAATCAACCTAATCTACTATTATGACATTTACAAAAAATATGTTCGATGCTATTAAAACCTCTCTTAACAATAAGAACGGAGAAAGTTCTTTTAAAGAGATTATGAAATTTGAATCAGGCAAAACCTACTTGGTTCGTTTGATTCCCAATGTAATTGAACCTAAGAATACCATCTTCCATTATTACCATCACTCTTGGAAGAGTTTAGCTACAGGACAATTTGTTACCACTCTTTGCCCCACCACTTATGGTGAGTCTTGCCCTATTGATTCTTATGTTCTTAAAACATATAATACAGGTTCTCCAGAAGAGAAGAGTAAACTTAAAGAAGTTTCCCGTAAAGAGAATTGGATGGTTAACGCTTATGTAATTTCTGACCCAACCAATCCAGAGAATGAAGGCAAAGTTAAAGTTATTCGTTATGGTAAAGAATTGGCTAAGATTATCAATAATGCTATTGATGGAGATGATGCAGATGAATTTGGTGTTAAGATTTTTGATCTATCCGATGGGTGTACTTTCAAAATTAAGTGCGAATCTCGTTCTGCTAGTTTTGGTGGTGCTAATCGTATGATGACAACATACACTTCTTCTAAGTTCATGTCGCCTTCTAAATTGGAAGGTATCGATCAAAAGAAATTGGATGAAGTATATAACAGTATTCATGACTTGAATAAGTTCTTTAAGCCTAAAACCCAGGCAGAACTTCAACGTATGTTGGATCAACATTACTTCTGTGTTTCTGACGTAGCCGAAGAAGATACTTCGGATGAAGATGATGAGGTTTCTGTACCAACTCCTTCACCTGCTAAGAAAGAGAAAAATGAAGCTCTGGATAGTATCTTTGCAGGTATTAAAGAATCTACTGAGATTCCTGAAAAGAAACCAGAAGCTCCTTCAACACCATCTTCATCTGTGTCTGAAGATGATACAGATGTTAAACTTAAAGAACTTCTTGCTGGTCTGTAATTTATAAAATATATGATTCAATCTAACGGTAATATTCCTTACACAGAAGACGAAAAGAAAATTCGTATTGACGAAGCATCCAAACACTTTGGGTGCTTCATGGAAGCTCTGGGATTTGATTACAAGACAGATCCTAATGCTATGGATACACCACATCGAGTGTCTAAAGCTTACATGAACGAGTTACTCTTCGGTTGTTTTAGTTCACAACCAAAGATCACTGCTTTTGATAATGTAGACAAGTATGATGGAATGGTTTGTCAGACTAATATTAGATTAGTGAGTTTATGTGCACATCATTGGCTTCCATTCACGGGAGTGGCTCATGTAGCTTATATCCCCACAGAGAATGGTAAAGTGATTGGTCTTTCTAAACTCAATCGTATTGTAGATTGGTTTGCTCGTCGTGCTCAGGTTCAGGAAAACCTGTCAATGCAGATTCACAACTACATAAACAATGTTTGTGAGAATAATAAAGGAGTCGCAGTTCTCATTGAAGCTGGACATACCTGTTGTTCTAATCGTGGTATTGGACATAACAGTAACATGAAAACAGCTAAGATGTCTGGTGCATTTTTAGATAACAATAACAATGCTCGAGCAGAATTTTATAAATTTGTAGAATTTGCTAAAAATAACCCCTCTTAACCATGGATTTCCAAGATCAACTAGCAACAGCATTAGTAGCAAAAATGGCTGGTATGACTTTGAAAGAAGTTGATAATTCCACAGTTCAACAGTCTAGTAGTGGTCCTGCTACTAGACTGGATCCTACTTCTTTCTTAACAGCTGTTCACGAAAAGAAAAAACAAGAACAACAAAGACAAAGAGAAGAATTGGATAGAATGGCAGAACAAATGTATCCGCTACCTGCTCCTATCCAATCACTTCCACCAGAACCACCACCCCAATCACAACAAGTATTCATTCCTCAAGCACCCTCTCTTGTGGCTTCTGTTGCTTCTTGTGAAATTGTAGATATATTGAAATCTATAGATTCTTCTATTAAAGAATTTGTAGAGATTTTCAAAATAACTAAAAATTTCCAAAAATAATTATAAATGTCAAAAGAGTTAATTTTAGATAAGAATAT